TCCTACTAAAGAATGGTCTCCCCAACCAAAAGCGTTATTCCAATTTATTATGTCACCGGCTAGTATTCCCCCTGCCGGAGATGCTACAAATATTGGGTCTGTTTCTGTGTAGCTAGTTAAGTAGCCTGCATCATTGGCAAACACAGATACATTGTCTCCCTCTTTAACTAAAAAGGCATCGGATATAAATCCATCTAATTCAGCAAACGTGTCTATATCTATTATTTTTAAGTATCCACCTAATTGATGGTCTCCCCAACCATAAGCTGTATTCCAATTTGTTATATTAGTATTGGTTATACTGAATGAAGGCGAAGCTGTGAATATAGGGTCTAACTCTGAAAAGCTAGTTAAGTATCCTACATCATTAGTGAAGCTTGAGATATTAGGTGACGTTGCTAACCAAGCAGTAAATATCGGGTCTGTCTCTGTTAATAGATAACTTTGTAAGTCAGATATTTGAGACTCTGTTATATTTATAGAAGCCTCTGTAAAATGTATTGTTGCGTCAGCTATATGACTATCTATTTCATCGTGTGTGTTTATACCAATACTAGATAAAGCCGTATGGTCAGTTATAAGGTCTTGTAAAGATATGAATGGGTTAATACCATCATCTCCGTCATTAACTAGTTGAGATGTGTTCGTAGCTCCTCCACCGCCCCCAAAACCATCTAAGTTTACTAGGTCAAATGTAAGCGTGAAGTTTTTAGCTACTTCAAATGTAAGTGTGTTTAAATTTTTATGTCTAAGTACAGATACCTCTACCCAATTTGTGTTTATGTTTATACCCGTAATAGTGTACGCGCATATTAAGTTTGGGTCGTCTTCGCTTGTTACTTTTAATACTACTCCGTCAGAGTTATTATTATAGTTTTCTACTAAAGTTCTTAAATCAGTACCAAACAAGTCAGTACGACTAAACCTCAACAAGTTTACACCGTCGGGGTCTGTCTCTGAATCGTTAGTAGCAACTAATCCTTCTATTGTATCTAGGTCTGCTAAGTCTGCCGTATAGGTATAACTAAACACTCCTCCACCACCAAGGGTATTGAATAGTGCAAATAACTCACCTAATAAGTAATTCTTTGTTCTTCCCGCATTTTCTGCATCTGAACCTATTACCTTGTCAAACTTCGATGCAGGGCTATCAAATATATATAAACTATCGTTCTTTATTCTTCCCATCGTGGAGCTTGTATTCTATGTTATTTTCTTTTTGACCCTTTTACTCTTGATTTTTCTGCTTGTCCTCTGTTAGCTTTAGAGCTTATGAATTTACCTTGTTTGTGGTCGTAGTCCTTACCTTCTATGTTTTTACCATTAGATTTAGCTTTAGTTCTAGCCCTTCCGGACTCTCTCCTCTTCTTCTTCTGTTCGGGCCTTGAGTTTATTGCTTTATCCTTTGCCGCTTTCTTCTTACGCGCTGTTGGGTTATCTCTATAAAACTTTGCAGACTTCGATAAGGAAGCCCGTGCTTTTCTTTTTGGTGGCATAATCTAAATGTTTTGAACAAAGATACTAAAAAAATAGAGGACAAATAAAAAGGGCTAGCCATTACAGCTAGCCCATACTTTTTCTAGTGCGTACTAAATTTAATCTAAATTATCTTTCCTTAACAACCCAAGAGCTATCTAATTCTAATGTGCAGTTATTAGCTCCCGTTACGTTTGCTACTTGCCAAAAAACAACATCATTCTGATTTAAGATAATAGATGTCTGACTATTGTAGTAGGCTACATCACGACCGCCTTGTAGGTTATTTATAACTCTTACTTGTGTGTATAATACATCGGGCACGCCTACGCCTCCATTCTGTCTCAATAAGAATATTTCGTATTCTGAATTTTGTGTGCCATCGAGAATAAAATCCCAATTAACTATGTACTCTCTTGGATTTATACCTATATGTCTTAACTGTCCATTAGAAGGACTGTCAAAGTGCTGAAGGTCATTTGTTGTAAAAGTGCCATTTAAGTCTTCTGCAGTACCTTGAGTATTTATAACCGTTTGAACTTCTGATGTGTTGTTTATACTACCACCTACAAATGTATTAGATATACCTATGTTATTATCCCAATCACAAGGTAAGTCAGAAGGCAATAAATTAGTAAATATATTAGTGTCGTTAGCATTAAAAGCTCCGTCTCTACTAATTATAGCACCCTTAATCTGAACTGTAGAAGGATTAGGAAAAGCCCCTACTGTAAAGTCACAAAAAGGAGCTAAAGTAGGTAGGTCGCAGTTTATATCTGTTAAAAATCTACTATTCATCTGAAAGGCAATACCTTCTTTAAATAATGGAGCTGTCATTAGTCCGGATAAACTTCTTACAATACTTGTTGTAATTCTGTATCCACCTCTCCAAAGACCGTGTAATGTTAAGGAAGGTGAGCCACCAAACCTACCCGTTCCCGACTCAAGACCTTGTCTATAATTATATAAGTCTCCTAAGCTTGAGCAGTTAATAAAGTTTATTCTAGCGAACTCAAAGGCGTTAAACCCCGTGTCGTCGTATAACTCGTAAACTTTAGAACCCGCTCCCGTTACTGATACAAAATAATCCACCCCTAATATATTTCCGCTTCCTCCTCCGTCTCCACCGATAGTTTGTGATACAAACATAGTGTATAGGTCTTCGGAAGATGTAAGTCCGGAAACATCAAATGAATCCCCTTTTATAGATATACCCGTCGCAGGTACTGTTATTTGAGTAGTACCCATATCTATTATTCCGTCTAGGTAATATATTTTAGTGGAGTCTATTGTCCCACCTAATGTTGTGTCTTTATTTTGTTGTGTAACCCTTATTTCAGAGTTCCTTTTACTGCTTTCTAACTGATTGGCTATTGCGTTTCTATCCGAAGTCCACTCTGCTCCTGCCCATAAATATATACCCGCAGGGTAATAAGTGCCCCCCAATGTACCCGGTAGCCAAGCTGTACCTTCTGAGGTTTGTACATAGGCTAATTCGCCATCTGTTGCCCCGTCTGCTAGTAGCGAGTAGTTTGCTACTGTTTGACCTACTGTAACCCCTCCGCCGTTACCCCCTCCGTCTTTAAAAACCTTTGCCGTTATGTCAGATACTAATACCGCGAAACTCCCATAAGAGGCGTCAGCACCATTAATCCATTCTGTGAACGGTGATGGGTTTTGTAAAATCTCATTTGTTGTAACATTCCTTAGCCCCACCAAAGGGTTTAAAGACCCTTGGTCTCTATAAATTATTTCATAAGCCCCTTGTTGGTAGTCTAAACCGTTAATCTTAAAGCTTTTAGTCGGGGTTGAGCCCGCTTCTAGTTTTATTGCCATAATTGTGTATTTTATGTAAAGATACTAAAAAAATAGAGGACAAATAAAAAGGGCTAGCCATTACAGCTAACCCCTACCTTGTCGGGTATATATTAAAAAAACTTACTTATTAAACTCTTTGATATGCTTTAAGTAGTCCTTAAAAGTTATCATTGGTATGCCCTCTCTGTCACATCTAATTATAAGTTCGCCCCAAGCTTCTACGTCGTAAATACTAATCTTTTCTACCATTGTCTTTTACTTTTTCGTTAAACTTTTTAAACAACTTCATCATCATAACATCTTTAGGTTTCTTACTCCTACCTATAACGTTTCTCCTAGAGCTTGTGGGTATCTCTTCCTCAAGCATATACATCTTATGCATACGATTAACTAGTGTATTACCTTTTGTAGTAACTACGTAATATGTAGTTCTGCCTACCTTACTCCAAGTGGCTATGTAGTTCTTCTTCTTTAAATTAAAGAATACGTTTGGTGATGTGCTACCCATTTCTTCTTGAGCGTCAAAGAACTCTTTCATAGTAAACGTTACTAATGGTGATATGTATAGTAAAGCACCAAGCTCCGGGTTATTTAAGCCATGATTAGCTAATGCCCATTTCCATATAATATGGTGAAACTGTAAGAAGGTGTACTCTTGTGAGGATAGTTTTACCTTCTGTTGCTTTGTTAGTGGGTTGCGTCTCACTATCAGTCCGTCGTCTACCTTTTGGTAGAGATTCTTTTCTGTTAGTCTTCGCTTATCTATCTTGTCCATAGTGCAATATACAAATAAAAACTGACATACGCAAACAACGAAAGAGGGCTATTGCCCCCTTTGTTAGATATTTTTCCTCCGCTCTATTAAGTTAGTTAAAGTTTACTACTAGCTAGTCGCTGTTGCAACAACTGTGTAAACAGCTCCAAGTTTTGTTACCGTCCAATTAAATGTCTCATAAGGAGTAAACCCTTTTAAAGATACATCTGTGTAGGTAGCGTCACCCGTAGCACTAACTCCCGTAGAAGCGACTTTATCTTCCAACTTCTCAATGAAGTTTACAAGCGCAAGTACTGAACGAACAGTAAATTCATTTGTAGTAGCCGCTAGGCCGAAGTCGATAGCTCTACGTGTTGATAATGCTGTTCTCCCTATTGCGTCATCTGATAAAGAGTTAGACTCTGCGTTAAAGGTTAGTTGATAGTCTCCTGCAACGTTTCCGTCTGCAACTACTATATCCCAAGCACAAGTTGAGTAAGGGTTAGACATGCCACAAGGCTCTGCCGTGTAAGTTCCGTCTGCTGTTCCTTCGTTTTGCATTTGAGCTACTTTCTTTAACCCCGCTTTTAAAGCCTCTACTGAATAAGTACTCCCTGCTGTAACTACAATTTCTACCTCCGGTAAGTAAGTTAAAGCCGCATTTCCTTTTGCCATAATATTATATTTTTAAGTTATTGATTATTAAAGTGCTAATATACAAATAAAAAAATAAAGGGGTTTTTACACCCCTAGCTTAACTCTCAAAATGTTATTTATGTGTGAATTCTCCGTCGAAGTCGTTATACTTCCGACTTCTATACTCGAAGTCACGTTGCTACCCAAATCAATGCTAAAATCATTATTATAGTTCATTTATTTTATATAGTTTTTTAAGGTTAGATACTGCCATAGGTGTGAAGTCCTTACCCGTTGAGGTTGGAAATCCATTCCCGTTTAAGAAATCTGCTGTTTGCTTTAGTGTTTTACCTTCTAGCATCTTTACCATACCAAAGGCTCTCTTATTATTAGGGTTACTTAAAGCTTTGACTCTTCTTGTTTGAATACTCTTAGCTCTTCCGCCCGCGCTCAAGTTTTGAGGGCTACCTAATGAAGTTATACGATTTCCACTTTTAGAGATGTGGTATCCTTTATCTTCTATTTTACTTTTAATCTCTGCTAATGCGTCAGTTACACGAGATTGTAGTTTTTCTCTTTCTTCTTTCGCCACCAAAAACTTGATGTTCTTTGAGAAAGACGAATCATTAGGTGAGTCAGCTTCTATAAAAGGAACTTTCTGCTCTTCTAATAAAGCTATTGTCATAAATCCGGAACGAGATAATCTATCTATACGGTGAACTAGTAATGTCGCGCCCGTTGTCTTAGCATAATCCAATGCTTCGTTAAAGCCTAACCTTAACTTAGAGCTACCGGAGATGATTTCCTTAACCTCTTTGGTTACTTTCCCACCATAATTTGTGATAAACTTCTCAATTGCAGTCCTTTGCGCGTCTAATCCTAGTCCGTCGTCTTGTTTCTCTGTACTTGCTCTGTAATAAACTACGTAATCTGTATTCCTCATAACTCTTATTGCTTTAGAGTACAAACATACGACAAATAATTGACATATGCAAGGGTTTAACAAATTATATTTTATTTTTTTGATTTAGCGCCCGAGCATTTCCACCTTTTGCGGGATAAACTGTTAGGACTATTTGGGTCAGACCTCCAATTACCTTTAATTTTATTTGACCTAGCACAGTATGCATCTCCTTTAGAAGTACCGGGCTTAACCCTAGACCCTCCACCTTTAGCCTTGCCTGCTTGGCCATAGCTGACCTTCTTACCACTAGCTGTAATTTTAACTTTTGCTTTACCCTTTCTAGGGGTAGTTTTCTTTTTAGTTGCCATATATATTATTTATTTTGTATTTGTAAGATTTTATTGAAGAAAACTAGCTTGTGCAGTTCCCAATTTTCATTACCGAATGTATTATGGTCGGGGCAATACTGATTGTGTATCGCGGACGGGGCTAACCTTGTAGCCATTATACCAATTTTATCATGTTCCAATCCTAATACGTGGCCAAGCTCATGGTAAAGCACTTTCTTTAAAATAATCGAATCCTTCAACACAAACATATTGATTGACACTTGTTTGTTCTTTGGTGTATAGACGCCATATAAGAATTCGCTCAAAGGCATAACTACTACATAATCTAAGGAGTCCTTTAAAACGTCTGTATCTACTCCCATGTTTTCTGCGTCCTCGACGAATTGGTTAACAGTTTTCCACAAAAGGTAGTCTACCTCGAATTTTTTTTCAATTTTTCTCGACTTGCACATCAAACATGTTACCGCAAGAAGTACGATTATTATAGTATTTCTCATTCCGTAAGTTAGCAATTTGTTTTATATACTTTTTTTACGTATATTTGCATTAACAGTACCCGCCACACCTCTTGTGAAGTCTTAAAGTGTCAAAGGGCGGGTCTTTTATTGCTCAAGTGTTTATAACAAATTCGTTAAAATTCCGTTTCATTTTTAAGGCACTAGAACACCGTCTATGGTATTGCTTGCTCCTGTTATAGTTTGGCTAGTTGATGAATTACCACGTATATTCCAATTATTTAAAAAGAATGAGTTATCACCTGCAAAGGTTATAAATTCTGTTGGTGAGCCTATCATTAATTTAGTGTCAATTACAGTAAAGTTATCCACAGTACCACCACTGATTTCGTGAATATAAAATGCTCTTAATCCACCGCTAGGCTGATACAATCTATTACCTACAAAATTAACATTATCACAAACACCTGCTGGGTTAACTTCTATTGCAGCAACTGTAGATTTACTATGAATATCATTGTCTGTAAAATAACAATCAGTATAAGTTGCTGATGATGTTAAAACAAGACCATCTTCACAAGTATTGCCTTTAAACACTAAATCAGTAATGACATTTCTGAACTTAAAACTAGTTTTAAATAAATTATTAATAAAACTTACATTTATACCACCTATCATTCTAGCTTGAGCCACACTCTCAAAAGTGTTTCCTGTTAAAAATAATGACGGTACGCCCACAGTCATATTTATTGATGCTGCTGCTGCACTTGTATTTATGTTGGATAAATTTAAAGCAAGGTCTTGAGTCCTTATATTGTTATAGTCGAAATGTACATCTCTAACCACGCTGCTTAACATTTCCAATCCTCCCGAATTAGTAACACTTGGTTCTGCGTCTACCGTATTATGATGAATATTTGAATCTCGTAATGAACCTAAAGCAAAAGCATATCCATTAATGTTTTTAATAATATTATCATTACAATTTACTTTCCACCCTTGCAAATTCATACCTGTTTCATCTAAAGTTGCGGAAGCTCCTTTACCTCTGATTATATTACCCGATATTACAATCTGTGATGCTACTTCTATTTTACTAGTCCATATATCCTTCATCGCTACCGTTTGAATACCTGTTTGTCCTATTATGTTTTCAGCACCCCCTAGTCCTATGTTAAAGTCAATGACATTATTTATTAAACCACCACCTTGTAGTTGTTGTGCTGCCATTCTCGTGTTAGCTACATTGTTAGTAGCCCAACTATCATAAGAACTATATAAATTCACTGAACCAAACAGATTATCTAAAAAGTAATTGTTTGTTATGACTACACCTCTCACTAGATTTTCATCTAGCGTCTCACCTGTAACTCCATCACGGTATCTTGTTGGCTCTGTATCTATGCCTAAGCGTGGTGCTGAACCTAAATTTACACCCATATCTTGACCCGCATTAATAATATAGTTGTTTTCAATTAGCATAGTTTCAACACCAATAGGACTTATATTGTTTCTTCTGTTATTGTCTAGAGTACAGTTTATAACAGTTATTAGCCTGCTATTTCTATATCCCACAGATGTTGATAATCCATTACCTGATGCAACAATCCCATCACCCTGACAGTCTTTTATAGTTGTACCATCAATAATACCTGTATCAACACCTATAAATACAACCCCTAATTCATAAGTAATATCATATCCACTTGTGTACTCAGAATATCCATTTGCTGTGCTTCCGTAAGACCTAAAATATAATCCATCTGTTGAATTGATAACGTCAAAAAATGGGAGTCCGTTAACATTAGAACCCCAAACTGATGAGTAACCTAAACCTTGCAATTCTACATTCGCATTAATATAATCGCTTATCTCTTCAACTTGTGCTTGAGCGTCATTTGGAGTTATTGCTATAGTATATGTAATTAGTGCATCATTTGTTCCAATGGTATAATCTATGCTAGAACCACTAGATGGTGAATAGAGGAATCTATGTTGTCTGTAATTATGTGACAATCTACTCCCGATTAAATTACCGCCAATTACTTTTACCTTTTTAGTATTTAGTGACGAAATTATATTTTGAGCATAAGCATAAGAAGGCAAACTTCTTATAAACACATCGTCTGACATTCTTATAGTAAAATTACTTGGTAGCCTAATAGAAAAAGCGTCTTGTTCAACTAAATTCTTCTCGTACCACTCACCTGTAGTTGGTCTTGAATTTTGTATAAAGCAATCTAATTTTGGAATAAATAACTCATAACCATTGAACAGTTTACAGTCCTCAATAGCTTTATTTATATTATCAATATTCGTCTGCGTTGCTGTTATCATTCCTGCGGTTACATTACTAGCTGTAATTGCAGTATCTATGGTTTCGTCAATTGGAAACTTGTCTAAATTAAAAGTTAAAATAGGATTGGTTAAGTAGCCTATACTTGTACCATCCCAATTTAACCCTGCGTTTAATATAGAATTATCTATAGTGCTACCTTCTGATGTTTTTAATGTTGCTGTTCCGCTTGTGATAATTGAACCACCACCATCTTTTAGATATACATCTGTTGGTAAAACCACAACAGTATTTACTAAATCAACATCCCCTTGAATCTCTGCTATCTCACCTGTTAAAACTGCTTGTAAATCTGCTAGTGTTAGGACTGTTCTTAAATTAGCATTACCATCGCCTGACACGACTGTAATTACACTACCATCTACAACGGATTCTCCATTAATTGTAAATGATGGCATATCGCCTTTATCTCCTTTTGAGCCTGAGTTTAATGTTGTACTCCCTTGTTTTACTATTGCCATAATTTATTTTAATTTATTTTTTATTATTCTAAAAACCAATTTAAAGAGTTTACAAATATAGTATCTACATCCGCACTCCATTGATTAGCGTTTTGCCCTGCTATATAAACTCTTTTTCCTAAAGCTGAACTACCATCTGCCAACGTATCGCCCACGCTATAAGCTATTAGTTGATTTCGTGTTGTTGTAAGACCGCCAACAAAAGCGGTTGATAAAGCTAAAACACTATCAGTCATAGACCTTTGAGCCACAAGAGCGCCTCCTAAATTGTAATCAAAAGGCGATGTTATTCCATCCGTTATGGGGTGTGGATTAGGAATAGTAATTGAAATTACTGAGGATGATGCTTGTCCATCGCTCATTTTTAAACTTGTATACGAATTCCGATTTATTGTTAATATTGGTTTAGTTTCAGAAAGTAAAGAAGCATCAGAATTAAAAGCCACACTATACGAAAGTATTGTGAAATCATAACCCGTAATTAAATCATACTCTGCTTGAACATCATTGACAATTTGAACCGTTCCGATATTCGCTTCTAGTAAACCTTTTAGCTTTAAATCATTTGTATCTAGTGACGCTGCATCCCCTACAATTAACCTAGCGTTTTTAGTTTCTAAACCACCACCAACTTCATAAACAACATCAGCACCAAGATATATCTTTTGAATTTCTGTACTTCCTAAATAAGATTTTCCTAGTATCATATTATCCGTTTATTACATATAAAGTCGTTGCTACTGGCGTTATTAAATCATAATTCGCTTGAGATATAGAAACTACTTGAAGCACTTGTGATTCGTTACCTATTGGTTCAGAATCTATTGTATTAGCTTCTTCTGTTGTTACTCCTACCTTTAAATTGTTGGTATTAATATCAGAAACCATTTGTGCGGTAACACCTACTTTAGCAGTATTGTCGTCAACTTCTGTTTGTATCTCATTTAAAGCGTCTTGTACATTTGTCGCAACTAAGTTACCACTTGGTACGTTTACTATATCACTAGCACTTGTTGGAGAAACTGCTCCATCTGTAATGACTATAAAATATTCAGGGTCGTGTCCTGTTGGAAAATCTATATCATATTCTGCTTGTGTGCCTCCCCAAAAGATAGGTATAATATTACTTGAAGCATCAACTTTAAATACTTGACTTTCTATAAAATCATATAAAGCATTTTTGCTTGGTGCAATAGTACTAACCCCATTCCAAGATATTGAATAAGCGGTATCTTCTACACCCGCACCGCTACCTCCCGATGCTGTCTTAAAACCCAGATTTGTCCGGGCAAAAGCTATAAAAGTTGACTCTGTAAAAGGTGTGTCTGTGCCGTCTATTGCGTCAGATAATAGTATCCTAGGGGCCGAAGCCACAGCGTTATCTAGTGCATCTATGTTATTTATTTTAATAATTCCGTCATTGATAAGGAGAGCTGAGTCGTAATAAACCTCGCCTTTTGGAAAATCAAATAACACTTTTGGTATACTCTCGTCAGTTATTACTAGAGATTGACCCAATATTTCAAATTTTTTAGCCATAATTATTTTTGTTTTTTATAATAATCAAAGTTACGAAAAATATTGTAGTGTAATTATTACCCCTTTAGTCTCTTGTTTAGAATCATTCTACATAAGGTATTACTAGAAGAATATATTGTTATTTAGACCCGTTCTACATAAGGTATTCGCCTTAGACCCTATAAACACTATAAAAAATAATACTATGTATGTTTGGAAGTCTCAATTATTTTTCGTATATTGCAGTATAATTATCCCGTGATGTTTATCGGCTTGAATTGAATGTTCGGCATCACAATAAGGGAATCTCAGAAGAGGCGCGTAACAGAGATAAAGGCAAACGAAGTAAACCTGCCTACGCTAACTACCATAAGTTATCCTTGGTATGAAAAAAGTTTACCCTACTCAAGTGAAGGCTATGCTAATTTAGTCTAAAGAGTTAAGAGTTATCCGGATACATTGAAAGATGTGTATCTCTTAGGATAACTCTATCTAAGGAAGACTTTCTAATAGAGTCTTTACTGTAAGTACTAAGAATAAAGTACTCTATTATAAGGTAACTATATAGTATGTATCTT